ACGCTGATGCCTTTTCAACAAAATGCTGGCATCGCTGTGATGCAACTTGAAAGTCATATCTGTTATTCTGGAGTTCGACTAATTCATTAAAGTGAAGGTCGCTAAATTGTATTACTCCAACAGCTTTGCTTTTGACCTTGTGCTTTTGAGTATGCGTATGTAACTTATTCTTTTCAAAAAGCTGTACTAACTGTTTGCTGTATTCTTCTACAGCGTTTTCAATTCTAACGTGTTCCCTAAAAGATTTACGTTCTACTCTGTTTATATCTTGAGCTTTTTGTTTTTCCTTACGATACTTTACATTCTCTTTTAAAAGCTCAATATCTGTTATAGGGTTTACACTTCTATGACCACATCGCTTGCACCTGTACCTCTGCTTTCCATGCTCAAAACCACTTCTAATTAATTGTATACTATAGCAGTTAGGGCAAGCTAGGCTGTTACCTGTCAGTTTATCTTGTATCATAAATTAGTAAATGGCAGTAAATAGAAGCAATCAAAGAGATTGTAAAATATTACTTAAATCTTTTGCACGATTAGGCGTTTGATTTGCCCATTTAGAATCTAACATCTCAACCGATGCCGATTTATAATTTGCTTCCTGAAGATAGCCAATAGTTTTTTTAAATTTACAAAATCCCCTGAAGCCTAATTGATATGTCATATTCATCATAACATTCTTTACTTCTTGTGGGGATTCACAATACCAATCAAATTTTTTGTCTAACTTAGTATCTATTTCTTCTAATTTTTCTGTAAGTATAAGTTCACATACTTCTTCGCTGAGGTATAAGTCTTTTATGGCAAAGCCAATACCTATTGTATCTACTCCTGCTGTGCATTTGTAGACTCTAGGCTTATAGCCTTCGTGTATTTTGAGTTGTTTTATTAGGTCTTTCATAGTTATTTAAGGGGGCAGTTTCCCACCCCCTTAATATTAACACAATCACTTATCCAGAAATACCATCTATCAAAGCCCAAACTTTTTTATTGTTTGTGTTATCTGATGTTATTAAGCAACCATATACAGAGTCTGCAACAAATCGTGTAGACAATGTAGCTAAGTGATAATCACTTTGCACTCTAGCTTTCATTCCAGCTGCGTATGCAATGTGCATAGCATCTTTATGAACTAAGTAACCTGCAAGTTCTGCTGTTTCACTCGAATCATCGTTAGTTGCGTTGATTTTTGGAGCTGTTGATTGCACATAAGCAGCAGAAGGTGAATGTACAATGTTGTTTGAAATAACAACTGGTACTCCACCAAGTTTACCTGCAAAACCACTTATAAGTGGATTTGAATCTCCTGCAAGACCTGTTCCATCGTATCTAGCAAAGTCAGTTAATTTGAACAATGAGCTATAAGTAGCTGGTGCAAGAACCATTGTGTAATCTTCAACAGAACTATCGCTTTCATAGATTGCTTTTATCATGTTAGCAACACCTTCTGTTTTGATGTCATAACTTGTGTTTCCACAGAAGTTTATTGTATTTCCTGATGAACCACCATCTGCACCACCAACACCATCGTTGAATGTTAGTTCTGCATATAACTTTTGAGCTAAGTAGAAATCTACTTTTTTAGCTAATGCGTAACCAAGTTTTTGTGTATAAATATTCATTACATCAAAACTTGACTGACTTTGTGCGATGTCTGAGATTGCAACAGAAGCTACTGAAGACTCATTAATCGATAAAGTATGCTCTCCTTGAGATGATGTTAAAGCAGCAAAACTTAATGCATTTGTTCCTTTCTCATCTGAATTTCCACCATAAAGGTCAGTAGCTACTAACTCATCATGTTTTGGAAGGTGAATCATGTCACCACCATTTGCTACTAAACCAGACAAGTCATTTGCAAGTTGTCCAAATACAAGACTTTTTTCAAAATAATCTTGAAGGGCAACCCCCCATATTTCAGGTATAAACTTATCTAAAGCAGCTGAAGTATCTCTTAATCCACCACTAATATATTTTCCACTATCCATTTATTTTACCTATTTCCTTAATGTTGTGCCACCACTCTTTTGCATATCGGCATAGAATTCACGCCTTTCAACATCTGTCATGTCTGCCCATTTTTTATTAGGCATTGCAGCTGTGCTTCTACCGATTACTTCAGGAGGGTTAGGCTTTGTATTATTAATTTTACCTGTTACATATTCAAGAGTTTCTAAATCTAACCTAGATAAAGATTCTCTTTCTTCTTCAGGATGTTTTTCTAAAAGGGTAGCTCTTTTACCAGCTTCATACTTAGTCCATTTTTCAGCTACAGATGATAAATCTTTGTTTTCAGAAGACACCTTCTCGTAGAGGGCTTTAAAATCTTCTTTCTCTTTTAATTTATCTTCTTCGGCTTGAGCCATAGTTTTTTTAAGTTCTGCTATTTGAGCTTCAGCATCCTGCGACCTTTTTCTATACTTTTTGCTTTCTGCAATTAACGCACCAATGTCGGTCGATTGCATTGTGGTTTCTTGTGTAGGTTGCTCACTTACTGTTTCGCTTCCTACTACTTGATTTTCTTCGGACATACTGCCCTCCTATGTAGTGTTTTTTAAATTATAAATACTATATCTTGTATTTATTGTATGCCATAACTTATATTAGGGTAGTTGTTAAAAACAACTATTAATGAAAAATAATTTTAAAAAAGAATTAGACTTTAAAAAATCTTGGTTTGACTTTATGGGATATAAACCTCATAAAGGACAAGAAAAATTACACTACCCAACTAAAGAATCTGCTAGATTTTTTGTTATGGTATGTGGCAGAAGATTTGGTAAAACAACTTGTTCTGCTATGGAAGCAACTTTTGTTGCATCACAGCCAAATAAAAGAATATGGTGTGTTGGCTTATCTTATGACAAAGCTGACTTAATGTTTCGTGAGATTTGGAAAAAGATGGTCATAGGTCGTTCAAATGACATTGAACGTGCTTCTGAAAAAGAAAGATACATAAAATTTAAATGGGGTACAGTAGTCGAAGGCAAGTCTGCTGATAACCCAGATAGTTTAGTAGGTGAAGGATTAGACTTACTAATAATAGATGAAGCTGCTAAAGTAAAAAGAAAAATATGGGATATGTATTTATCGCCAACTCTGTCAGATAGAAAAGGTAAAGCAATATTCATAACAACGCCTGAAGGATTTAATTGGGTTTATGATTTATATTTACTAGGACAAAAAGACGAGTTATGGGAATCTCATCAAGCACCATCTTGGGATAATCAGTTTGCTTTTCCTGAAGCTGAAAAAGACTCTTTTATTGTAGAACGTAAAAGAAATATGTCAAAAGAATCTTACGACCAAGAGTATGGTGCTAAGTTTACAACTTTTGCTGGTCAGGTTTACCCTTTTGACCGTAAGTTAGATGTAGGATATTTTCCTTACAATCCTAATTTTCCAACATTTTGCAGTATTGATTTTGGATATAGGATGCCAGCAGTAGGTTGGTTTCAAACTCAAATGATAAATGGAGAATGGCACATAAACATTATAGACGAGATAGTACACGAAACAAATATAAAAACGGATGCTCTTATTAAAAAAATAAAATCAAGACCCTATTATATATCTGCATATTATGGTGACCCTGCTGGAAAGCAAGCACAAGGTCAGTCAGGAATGGGTGATATAGAAATATTTAGACAGAATGGTATTAATATTCAAACAATACGAGATAAAGTTTCAAGAAATATAGTTTCCGGTGTATCTCATGTGAGAAGTTTTATAGAAAATGCTAATGGCAAAAGATATATACACGTTCATAATAAATGTCAAGGCATAGCCGAAGATTTAGAAAATTATCGTTACCCAGAACATAAAGAAGGAAAAGATTTAAAACCAGAACCTTTGAAAGATGGTTTTCACGACCACAGTTGCGATATGATAAGATATTTTTTTATAAATAGGTTTCCAATTAAACAAAGAGAATTAATAGTGAGGAAAAGATGACAGTTGAACAAATAATACAAGACTCAGTAAAAGATTTCAAAGAAATGCAAGCTAAAGCAAGACGAAGGCACGTCAGAAAAATGATTGACTATTATTGTGGTAGCAGCACTTCACAATATATAGAACAATATTTTGATGCAGATGCTTTCAGAGAAATACCATGCTATGAAGCAAACTTTACCAAAAGATTCATAAATAAAATGAGCCGAATATATACAGTAGGTGCAGCATATAATGTAAGCCCACAATATAGTAGTTTAATAAGAATGAAAGCAGCTAGAATGAAACATATTGAAAGAATGACACGATTGCTTGGCACAGTTGCA